ACAGCAACAGGCGACATAACAATAGTTGAAAGAAAGGATAATTAAAAATGAATAGACATATTTGCCAAGGACCTGAGTGTCATACATATAAAACTCAGTCCAGAATAAGAGGACCAAAAGGCTCTAAGGTTTTGCGAACTCGTGCCGCAAGATATGATATGACTAGTCATTCTTGGGGTTATGTATGGGAACGATATTTTTGCGACGAACGATGTATGCAAAATTGGCTAGCTAAACACATGACACAATTAATGACTGTAGTTGGAATAAATACTAAACCAAATGAAACTCCTATAGTAGTTGAAAAGGAAACTGTAGAGGGGTGGAGAGGTACATATGTAGATACAACTATAAAGTTATTGAACAGCAATGCAATTGAGGATATAATAACAACATAACAACAGAAAGGTATAACATGACTAAACCACTACATGTAATAAACTGGCAAGGTAAAGAGTATCGCATCCCCTTTGATGTTAATCTAAACCTAGATCCAAAAGAAAAACTAATTGATGTACCAAATATGTTTAGTGGTGCGATTGCATCACTACCTTGGTTCGCTGTAGCTGTGTATGATATGATTAAAGGTGCAGAAGTTACCGAAGATTATGATCTTATGCAGAAGGGACTAACTTGGTTCTCTAAACATTTTCCTAACGAATATTATACACTACTAGACTGAGTCTAGCAGCTAGCTACTAGCCACTCGTGACGGGTGGTTAGTCTGCCTTACTTCTGCCACAATTCGCGCCCGCATAGAGGTCCCAAGACCTTTGGCATTTACTTTGCTTCTGTAAATATCAATACCCTTTATTAAAAAGGGGTCCCTCAACTTAGCCGTGTATTGCTTGATTTAGACTTAAATAAGCTGTAAATACATTTAAGGTTCCAAAATTAATCCTAAAAAATTTTGCAGAAAATTTTTATGAAACTAACTTTAGATAAAATAAATTTATTACCCGCTGACGTTCAAAAGGAATTCCTCGAAGCTGGTGTCTTAGCAAAAGAAAAAAGAAGTATAGAAAGAGCACAGAATGATTTTATGACTTTTGTTAAAAGAGTTTGGCCTGAATTTATAGAAGGTAGACATCATAAAGAAATTGCAAATAAATTTAATGATTTGGCAAATGGTAAAATAAAAAGATTAATTATTAATATGCCACCTAGACATACGAAATCAGAATTTGCATCCTTCTTACTACCTGCTTGGATGATAGGTAAAAGACCAAAATTAAAAATTATACAATCAACTCACACTACAGAACTTGCAGTAAGGTTTGGACGTAAAGCTAAAAACTTAATGGATAGTCAAGAGTACAAAGAAATATTTCCAACACGTCTTCGAGAGGATTCTCAAGCCGCTGGTAAATGGGAAACAGAACAAGGCGGCGAGTACTATGCAGCGGGTGTAGGATCTGCCATTACCGGTCGAGGTGCAGATTTATTAATTATAGATGATCCACATTCTGAACAAGATGCAATGAACATAGATGCTCTCGAGCGCGCGTACGAGTGGTATACATCAGGACCTCGTCAGCGACTACAACCTGGCGGAGCCATTGTTATGGTTATGACAAGATGGAATGTAAAAGATTTAACTGGAAGCTTGCTGCGAGATACTGGCAACGTGAAGTCAGACAAATGGGAAGTGATTGAGTTTCCGGCAATACTACCTAGTGGTAAAGCAGTATGGCCAGAGTATTGGAAACTAGAAGAATTAGAAGGTGTTAAAGCATCTCTATCAATTCAAAAATGGAATGCACAATGGATGCAAAATCCAACGTCAGAAGAAGGAGCATTAATTAAACGTGAGTGGTGGAAGAAATGGGAGAAGGATACTATACCAACATTACATCATGTAATACAATCTTATGATACTGCGTTCATGAAAAAAGAAACTGCGGATTACTCAGCAATAACAACTTGGGGTGTGTTCTATTTAAATGAAGACTCAGGACCACAACTTATTTTGCTTGATGCTATAAAAGATAGATTTGAATTTCCTGAGCTTCGAAGGATAGCATATCAACAATATCAGTATTGGCAACCAGAAACTGTACTTATAGAAGCAAAGGCATCAGGGCTTCCATTAACATATGAATTGCGTAAAATGGGTATCCCTGTTATAAACTATACGCCATCTAAAGGTAATGATAAGCATACCAGAGTTAACTCTGTTGCACCTTTGTTTGAAAGTGGCCAGATATGGGCACCAACAGATAAAGCATTTGCACAAGAGGTAATTGAAGAGTGTGCCGCGTTTCCCTATGGTGATCATGACGATCTAGTGGATTCAATGACACAAGCAGTCATGCGTTTTAGACAAGGTGGATTTATAGATCATCCAGAAGATTATAAGGATGAACCTGTAGCCCGAAATAACAAAACTTATTATTAATATGGAAGCACTTATAAAATTTTTAAAATCATTTGGTTTAAGCGACCAAGAAATTAAAAAAGTATTACAAGAAGTTCCAGTTGATCAAAAAGGTTTCGCTGGAACAAATATTACTAAAGGTATTTTTGAAAAAGGTGGTAAACAAGTATCTGCTGATTATCCATTAGTTACAGAGACAATGGTTAGTCCATTTAAATTAGATAAGTATAAAGGATTAAGTAGAAAAGAAACTTTAGAAAAAGCAGACGAAGCTTTAAAATATTTAGATAAAGAATTAACAAGAACTTCTAATTTAATTATAAACCAAAATTTGCAATTAGCTCCAGAACAGAAAATTAATTTTTCAAATAACTTAAGAATGAAAAGAGAATTTGAAAAAGAACTAGAAACATTTAAAACACAACCAGAAGCAGAAATTATACAATTAGAAACTAAACAACCTGTTTCAAAAAAAGGTATAGAACAATTAATAGAAAATGTCGGACAAGTAAATCCTCCAGGAACACTAGCAGGAGATATTGAAACTAGAGTTAATAGACTAAAAGCAATAGCGGATAAAAAAGGTATGAATGTTGGAGAAATTTTAAAAGAAACTGGAGAAGCACAACTTAAGTATGCAGCCGGTAATGACGTAGGTTTACTTAGATCTGTTGCAAGACAGATTATGTTTAATGATATAAAATCTGGAAAATTAAAAGCACCAAAAGAAATTCAAGATATAGTTTCAGGCGCTTCTAATATAGACGTTATAGAACCGTTTAGAAATATATATGGAGAAAATGCTTTGGAACAATTAGATAGTTTAATTCCTGATTTTAAAAATGTAGCTACAGAAATCGATGCTGAAAAATTAGCAAGATCAAAATATGAATTTACTCCTAAATTAGATAGACCTAAAGAATCTTATACGGCAGATGAAATGGAAAAAATTTTAAAAGGAGAAGAACCACCAGAGAAAAAAGCTAATGGTGGAGCTATGGGTCTTGATTATTTAACAGGCATGGGACCTGAAGATACAACAAGAGAAAAATTTGGACTAGGTAGTACGATAAAAGCTATAACAAAAGAACCAGTTGCTGGTCTTGTGATTAGATTAAATAGACCTATACAACCAGGAGATCCAGTGGGATCTTATTATAGTCCCCCAGGAGATGGTTCTGGGTTAAGTTCTATTATAAGAGCTGTTCCACAACCTTCAGCACCCTCCATCACACTAGATGCAAAGCCTGCTGTTGTTCGTCCAGAAGACGATGTGGTAAATCGTTACAGAGAATATTTAAATGCATCAAAGCCTGTGCAAAGCGATTTAGAAAATAGATATAGAGACCTTATTAATAACCCTATGTCACTTACCCCTGCAACAGGATTACCCGTATCTATACCTACACCTGTTATTGAAGGATTATCTTTTATTTCTCCTCAAGGAGAGAAAATAAAATTTGGTGGTGGTGTAGTTGGATTTGTAAAACCTAACGGCGAACCTTACACAGGCCCTGTTCCAGAAAATATGCAAAATTTTTCAAGAATGGTAGCAGCAGAAGGTGGGAGAATAGGTTTTGAAAAAGGTAGTATACCTGAAGAAGAAGATGAAGAACCTTCTGAAGAATACATAAAAAGTAGAGAGGCTGGAAGATTTAAATATTCTTTTGATGTACAAGGACCAGATTCAAGAACTAGAAAAAGTGGATTACCTGGTAGAACAAATCCTAAAGACTATGGTTTAGGAATAACATATTTATCAAATCCAAGTAATGAAACTGCGCCAGAGATTAGAGTAGGTGGTTCTCGTAGAGGTGCAGGCATAGAAATTAGAAAAAGATTTAAAGAAGGCGGCCTTGGCTACTTAGTAGGAGAATAAAATGAAAGTTCATGAATACAGAGAGATGATGCGTTATCTCACTAGGCAAGAACCTACGTCCTCGCCACAAGTAGCGAGCAACGAGGAACGAGTTGAATATAGTGAAGGAAGTAAATTAACAGGAACTGATAAAACTTTAGAAAAAAATATTAGAGACGATCATAAAGCTTTTAATGATTATAGAAAATCTATTGGTTCGCCTATAGTACCTTTGGATAATGAATATATAAAAATGTGGCAAAGAACTAGATTAAATTCAGGTGGCTCAGTTAAAAAACAAACACCAAAATTTATACCTATGGATCTTGAGAGTGTTGCCTTTAGATTATTCCGAGACAATTTAGATAATCTTACTTATAATCAAAAACAAACTGTTTATGATCACATAGAAGATAATAGAAATAAAAAAGCAACAGGGGGTAGAGTTAATTTGGCAAATGGTACAGAAGAATCTTATAATCCTGAAATACCTTCTCTTGGTTTTAGTGACCCTATAGATATATTAGAACAACAATTAATAAATGAAAAAGACTCAACTAGGGTTGACGCTCTATATCAATTATTAGACAATGCTAAAAAAGAAAGAAAAGCAAAAGAAACTGAAGCAGCAGAATATAAAAAATCTCAAAAAGAAAAAGGTGTAAAATACAAAGAAGATTTTCCATCCGAAGCAGCTTATTTTGCAGAAACAGGAAAACAACTTTTAACAAACCCAAAATATTTTTTAAGTAAAGGTGCAAAAGGAATTGTTGAAGGAACTGAATTTTTAGTAGGGCAACCTTTACAAACATTGTTTGATCAAGAAGGAAAAAATTTTGAACTTTATAAAATGGTTGGTGGAGAAAAATTAGGAATAAATAAATTTATAGAAGAAAATATTCCTAAAAATCCAACAACAGGAACTTTGCTTGCAGGAGAAACTGCTGAGATAGCTGGTTCCGTTATGGATCCATTTTTAGCTTACGGACTTGCTAAAGGAGCTATAAAAGGTACAAAAGCAAAACCACCTACAACTGCAGTAGATGAAACAATAGATCCAACAAGAAGAGATATTTTAAAAACAGGAGCTGTAATGGGAGGTGGAGCTTTACTTTATCCAACAGCTAAAAAATTAGGAATGTTTGATGAACTTGCTAAAGGTGCAAGAGCTGCTAGAGTTTTACCTGCTGTTAAAGGTATGCCTGAATGGTTTTCTCCCCTTGTATCAAGAATTGAAAGAGAGGGTTTAGATATAACCTCTCAAGCTAAAAATGCACAAAAATTAGAATATGAAAAACTTGGTAAGATTCCTTCAAATGCAGCTGATCTTGAAATTGTTCAATCTAAAAAATTAGAAATTCCTGTGCCAGGTAAAAAAGAACTAGAAACAATTACCATAACTGAATATAAAAATGGAAATATTTTTGTTGAATCAAATATTTCAGGAGGTGCCTTTGATAATCCATTTGATTTATATTATACATCACCAAAAGAAATTATTGATGAAACTACAAAAAAGAAAATAACAAAACCAGGAGATTTTGTTGTATTGGAAGATAGACCACAATATGCCTCTCCTAAAGTTTATTATGATGATACTTTAGAATTAGAACAAATAGAACTCAAAATAGATGATGCAATTAGTGATTTAGAAAAACTTGAAAAAATTGCAACAGGCAAAAAACCAAAACCAGAACAAATTAAAAAAAGAAAAGAAAACAAAGAATATGTAGAAAAAAATCCAAGAGATGATGCAGATAGTAGAGTACCTGAACCAGATACCGACTACGGTTATACATATGATAATTAGCAATAATGATTAAAACAAAAAGATTAACATTAACAGTACCACCATTACGAGGGCCAAACCCACAGGGCTTGAATATTGGTTATAATACTGTTACAACAATAAAATCGGAGAAAATAACAAATGGCAGAAATAGACAAGTCGTTACCAAACATAGTAGATAATTTAACACCAGGTGAAGTTGAAGTAGAACAGATTGCAAATTCTGTTGAAGAACTTCCTGCTGGAGTAACTGAAATTACAGAAAACGAAGATGGTAGTGCTGATATAAATTTTGATCCATCAAAAAATTTAAATGGACAAGTAGAGTTTGGTGGAAACCTTGCTGATGTTATTGATGAACAAGAACTTAATGTATTAGGTTCAGAGTTATCACAAAATTATGAAGATTATAAAAATTCAAGAGCAGATTGGGAACAAGCATATACTCAAGGATTAGATTTATTAGGATTTAAATACGAACAACGTACAGAACCTTTTCAAGGTGCATCGGGTGCAACTCACCCCGTACTTGCAGAAGCTGTTACACAATTTCAAGCTTTAGCTTATAAAGAATTACTTCCCGCGGGCGGGCCCGTGCGAACTCAAATAGTAGGTCTTTCAACTCCAGAAATTGAACAACAATCTTCAAGAGTTTCTGAATTTATGAATTATCAAATTATGGATGTCATGCAAGAGTATGAATCTGATTTTGATCAAATGTTATTTTACTTACCTTTATCAGGATCTACTTTTAAGAAAGTTTATTACAATGAAACATTAGGAAGAGCTGTATCAGAATTTGTTCAAGCTCAAGATATTGTTGTTCCATATTCAGCAACATCATTAGATGAAGCAGATGCAGTCATTCATGTAATTAAAACTTCTGCAAATGATTTAAGAAAACAACAAGTATCAGGATTTTATAGAGATATAGATTTAATACCATCAGATGAATCTACAAATGCAGATGATATTAAAGATAAAGAAAGAAGTCTTGAAGGAGTTACTAAAGGAAACCCTGAAGAGACTTTTACATTATTAGAATGTCATGTTAATTTAGATTTAGAAGGATTTGAAGACAAAGATGCTTCTGGTGAGCCCACAGGAATAAAACTTCCTTACATTGTAACTATTGAAGAAGGATCAAAAGAAATTTTATCTATTAGAAGAAACTATATTGAGAATGATCCTAAAAAACAAAAAGTAAATTATTTCGTTCACTTTAAATTCTTACCAGGACTTGGTTTTTATGGTTTTGGTTTAATTCAAATGATAGGTGGATTATCACGTACTGCTACATCTGCATTAAGACAGTTATTAGATGCAGGAACACTATCTAATTTACCAGCAGGATTTAAACAAAGAGGAATAAGAATTAGAGACGATGCTCAATCTATTCAACCGGGTGAATGGAGAGATGTAGATGCTCCTGGTGGAAACATTAGGGATGCATTTATGACTTTACCTTATAAAGAACCTTCGCAAACTTTATTAGCTCTTATGGGGGTCGTGGTTCAAGCAGGTCAGCGCTTTGCTTCGATAGCGGACATGCAAGTAGGGGATGGGAATCAGCAAGCAGCAGTGGG